CCGCCCGCGCGCCCCCGCGGCCCCCCGGCGGGGCCCCCGCCCGCCCCTCAGCCGCAGCCTGCGGCAGAGGCTTGCCAGCCGCGAGCGCGGTGTACACGTCAACAGCTGGGCGACGATAGACGACACGCGGGTCTACGCCGCGAGCACCGCGAATCTCGTCCTGGTCGATGGGAGGGAGGACGACCTTCCAGCCGAGCTCACGGGCGCACTGTGCGAGGTACGCGCGCGTCAGATCGGCTATGCGGAGCTGGCCTGCTGTCACTCTGGGAGTGATCGCTTCGATCATGTCCTCGACGGCGCTGGCCCTGTAATGCGGGAGCGAGTCCCAGTAGGCCTGCCCGAAGGCCGTGATCTGCTGTCGGATTGCGTGGACCTGGCTGTCATAGGCCTCAGTGAGGCGGTTGAGCGAGTCCAGGTCCGGCATCGTTACTTCTCCTCGAGTGTCGCTGACTGTGTCTCTGGGAGCCTGAGTGCAACGGGGACGGCGCCCGTGAATCGTATTCCGTCGAGGCCGACGACCTCCGACGCTGATTCAGGAGCGACGCCGGCGCGGATCGCCGTGCCGAGGGCGTCAAACCTGAGTTTCAGGTCTGCCGGGTCTCCCCCCCCCCGTACCCGGGGTTGCGGCCTCATCTGTCAGCTGCGGCTTGTCTTGGAGCGCGAACGCCAACGCGATTTGCTCCTCAGCACGGCGTTGCTTGTCCTGTGCGATCTGCTCGGGGCTGTAGCCGAGGATGTTGCGCTGGATGGTTTCGAGTGCCTCTCCCGCGTTGCGTGCCTGGACGGCCGCAGCGTATTTCTCCGTGAGGGAGACAGCGTGCGGCGGGACGAACAGGACCTCCACGGTCTCTGCCTCGCCTAGCGCGTATCCCTCGACCGCGAGCGCCTTGACGATGAGGTAGGCGAGCGCGGGCTTGAAGCGCTCGATCCTGTCGCCTGCCTTGGAGAGGAGGGCCTTCTGCGGCTGTTCAGCTCCCGCTGCGCTTTGGTTTGCGGAGTCCGGGAGCATGATCGATAGCGGCGTTGAGGTCTCGGCAGCCAATTCGCGCCAGTCGTCCTTGGTCGCGTTGAGAATCTCGGTGATCTGCGTCTGGGAGGACTCCCAGATTTCCACGCCCGGGGGCAGCTCCCAGAGAGCGGCGGGTGAGGGCTCGAAGATCGCCTGGTAGTCGATCGCGTTCCCGGACTCGTCCTCGGACGGCAGGCCCGCCGATCCCTCAGCAGACTTCAGTGCTCGCTGTCGGAACGCCTGCATCGAGATGATGACCAAGCGCTGCAGGGTCTGCCAGTTGATGCGGTCGATCAGGTCGAGCACGTGCTCGAACTCGCCCATGCTGTGCCTGTTCTCGAGGACCACGACCGGGGGCGCTCCCTCGAAGGGCTGGACGCCGCCGAGGTCGAGTCGCCAGTCCCCGGATACACGGGAGATCAGTTGCCGCGACTTGTCGTATGCCGAGCGCGTGTAGGACATGCGTAGGCCCGGAGTCCACATCACGAGGTGGTCGAGGCCGGCCGCCTGGTCTCGCCAGACCTTCATAGCCGCGAGCGCGCGCCAGGGCTTGACCGGGTCCGGTTCGACGTACATGTGTTCGGGGCGCTCGTAGGTGACGCATGCTCGGCCGTCTTCGTCCTGGGTGACCAGGAGGTAGCCGTGGCCGAGGGTGGCCGCGTCCCAGATTGCGTCCGCGAAGACCACTTTGAGGCGGTTGTCGCGCCAGATGCGCACGGCCGCCTGAGCTGCGGGGCTGTCCTCGCTGGCTCCGACTGTCACCCCGTTGGGGATGAGTCGATCCGCGAGCGCGGACACGACGAGTTTGCCGGGGTTGGTGCGCGCACGCCGCTGGAACTTCAGCCATGCCTTTGCGAGATTAGGGCCCATCTCCGGCAGGGGAGATGATCCGTTGGTGTATGAGCGTAGGAGGTCCGTTCGTGGACGCTCCTTGTCCATCTTTGCGGTGAGGTAGGCGAGCCATTCCTCGGGCGTTTTCGTCATGAGGTGGGGCCTCCTCCCCCAGTGTGTTAGTAGAGCCGCCTCGGTGCGCGGCGGCTGGTTTGCTTGGCTGCGCCCTTGCCGACGGCGTCGAGTCCGGCCGTGTAGGCGAACATGGCGCCCCAGGCGGCGTCAATCTTCGAGTAGTCCTGGTCATCCGCAGGTTTAACGAGGACGTACCCCGATTGCCTGGGCGACTTGCGGGCGTTGAGCAGGTGCGCAGTGATCATCGGGTCACCGTCATACGTGATGCGTTCCTGGTGGATCGCGGACAAGAGCTGCGCGAAGTTCTCGCAGGTCTTGGCAACGTTTCGCTGCGGGTAACGGATCGGCTCCGACGCGCTAATCTTGGCGCGCAGACGGCGCGAGTAGCGTGCCTCCCAGCCCTTCACGTCCTGAGCCCATCCCGCCGACGGGTCCGCGTAGAACCCCACCACATTGAACCGCTCGAAAGCGTCGCGCACGGTCTGCTCGACTTCGAGGCGGGGCGGCTGCCAGCCTTCGCCTGCGGGGCCGTCTGGCTGGCTCCAAATCCCGACCTTGAACAGGTGCCGTTGCGTCACCGAGTAGCCGATCAGGACCGTTGCATCTGCGATGCCGATCTTCCGGCCTTCGGAGCCGTCGAAGCCGAGCGTGATCGGCTCGGTGGAGCTGATCTGCTTCGTGTGGTCTTCGATGGCTCGCAGCTCGGGCATCGTGAGCCATGCGTCCGACGCCGAGGTGATTTGGTTGAGGAAGTCCGAGCACATCCCTGCGGGATCGTTATCCGGGTGCCAGAAGCTATCCGCGATACGCTCCAGGTCCACCCATCCGGGTTCGCACTCGGGCTCGTGGATCGCACAGCCGCGCGGGTCGGCTGCCGAGTCTCCGTAGGCGATGCGCAGGCCGTTGAGGAGCGATTCGCGGTCGGAGATGTCGGTGTCCAGCGGGGCTTCACGGTGGTCGTAGTACAGACCCCGAGCGGCTTCGGGCTTGACCTTCCCGGCCTGGATCATCTCGTAGAATCTCGCCGTCGTCTCGGCCACCGAGCGCTCACCGACCGTGTAGGCGTTGGGGGTCTCGATTGTGAGGCCCCCGAGCTTGTCGGCATTCGAGCGCAACGTTTTCGCGAGCTTCGGGCCGCCGTTCGACGGCAACCATGTTTCGGTCTGGTCCATGACCGCCATGACCGCTTTCGCCCCCTTGACGGAGGTCGCTGACGACGTGCGCTTTTCGATGCGGCCGCGACGCAGTGCTACGAACGAATCCATGGGGTCGAGGCCGTACTCCGATTCAGCCGGAGAGCCGCGCAGCATTTCCAGGAGCGGGTCCCAGGTGTTCGCCGTTTGATCGTCCGTCGTTGCCGTGACCTGCACGATAGGGGTCCTCCGTGTCGACCACGGCACACCGACCGGCTGGCCATCTGAGTCCCACCCGTCGCACAGCACGGGTCCCATTGCTTCAGCGCAGCAGATCGCTGCGAGAAACGGGCTTTTACCCCACCCACGCGGACGCGACAACACCGCGCGCTGCTTGACTCGACGGCCCGTCTCCGGGTCCAGCTCGTACAGCCTCGCGAGGAACTCAATCTGTTCCTGCGTCGGCACGAACGGGATGTGCTCCTCACTGTCCTCGTCACGGTCTGGCATGAGGAGGAACTCCATCATCCAGTCCGCAACGTCGTAGCCGAGCGTCGGGAACGCGTCGTCCTCGTCGATCGGTTGCCAGGGCACGCTACACCGCCCTCAGCTTCTTCTGCCGTCTGCGCGCCCGCGCAGAAACGGGCGCCACATCATCAATGGCGCTGTCAGCGTCGTCTTCGAGGTTATCGGCCACCGCGAACTGAATCCTCAACCTGGCGCGGTCCTCGGGTGTGGCCCCGAATTTAGCGACGCGCAGCCTCAGTTCGCCGGCAACTCGATAATCGCCCTTCCAGTACAGGGCGTGCAGGTATGCGGTGTCGAGCAGGAATGACCAGTCTGTTTCCGTGTACTCCGCGCTGAGCGGGGATTCTCCCCACATCTTCCACCAGCGGCGAGTCACCGTTGGCCACGTGAAGCGCTTCTTCCTCGGCTTGCCGTTCTCGTCGAGGACAACTTGCTCGATGACCGGCAGCGACGGCTGCTCGACAGGTTGCGCCGTGATGATGCGCAGGACTTGGGGGTCTTTGTTCCGGCGAGCTCGCGAGCCCTTCGGCTTCGGCGCGGGGCCACGACCAGCCATAACGACCCCCGCCTATCCGCAGAATACCAACGAATTATCCGTTACAATAGGAGACGTGAGGACATGCGAACACTGCTCGGCTCCGCTCAGACACTGGGCGCGCACCGACGCGCGCTTTTGCTCGACCCGATGCCGAGTCGCTCACCACCGCGCCGCGCATACGCAAGCCCCACGAGGTCTGCCCGTCGAGCTCACCAGCCGCCCCCGATGGGTCAACCACCTGAACAAGCGCCCGCTGTGCTCACGTACCGGCCGTTGGGCCTCCGTTACAGACCCGAGCACTTGGAGTACCCACGCGGCCGCGAGCGCGACTGGCGCTCCCCTGGGGTTCGTCCTCGGGGACGGCATCGGCTGTATCGACCTCGACGGTTGCCTCGATGAGCACGGCATCCCCAACGAGGCCGCTCGCGCTCTGCTCGCGTACTACGAAGGCTCCTACGTCGAGGTCTCGCCGTCTGGGCGCGGGCTGCATATCTGGGGGACGGCCGTCCCGCAGCGCGGCTTCAAGCGCACGTGGCGTGGACAGCGGATCGAGTTCTATTCGCAGGGGCGATACATCACCGTCACGGAGAATGTGTACCAGGACGGCACCCTAGCACCCCTCTAAATTCCCCCACACCCTCACCCCACGACCCGGCGTTTGCGTTGAGCTATCAACGCTTACGAGCAGTTGATATTTCCCCAGACCCGTACAAACAAAAAACGACAGCTCTTGACGGTGTTCTGAATGGGTGGGTAGGGGGTCCCTGGTGGGGGTCTAGTCGATGAGGCCGGGGTGCTTGCGCTTGCGTGGGGCGTTTCGTGCCCGCTCTGCGGCTAATGCGGCCGCGGCTTCTCGCTGAGTCTTTCGCTTGTGATGCCACGAGCACAACCACTGCAGGTTCGTCGCTCGATGATCGTCACCAGGCTCGACGTGGTCGCACTCTGCACCAGCTGCAGGGCATCGTGTCCCGTCATGCAGGAGTGCTTCGCATCGTCCGCCTGCCCGGGCGCGGACGAATGCGCGGCGCTCGTCCCAGTCAGGCGGGAGCCGCGATGCGCGATCGCTCGATGACCACGCCATGATGCTTCATCCTCTCGGAGCTCGCCGGTCCGGCGGGTACGCGAAAGCCCCGGGCGGTAACCACCTCGGGGCTTGTTCGACACTTCTGCCGTTGGCACAGATGTTACAACTGCCATGCGGCGCTGTCAATCAACCTTCACTTGGCTCGCGTGTCGTGTCGTGCAGCGGCGTCGCGACGAGGCCGCAGCGGCTAGTACGTCTTCGATTGCTACCCATACGGAGCCGCCGACCTTGACCGACCGCACCCGGCCTGCTGCTGCCCACACCCGGACCGTTGACGCGGGGAGGCCGGGGACATGTTTCGGCACATCGCACTGTCGTTCCCACTCCTCCCCCGCGACGATCATGCCGATGGCTCCTCGGTCTTTGCTGACATGCGAGCGACCAGGACCGACCAGGCGCGCAGGCGTTCCCAGTCCTGGGAGGACAGGACGCGCCCGCAGGAGATGCGCGAGCAGGTGACCTGTTCTTGTCCGCCGACGACTCGGACGGGCGTGACCACGAGTGAGTATGCGTTGCACGACGGGCAGGCGATGTCCTGTACGCGCCGCTCTGGTTCCTCGACTGCCCACCTTGCGCGTGCGCCGGCGTCGAGCCTTGCTAGGTCGGCGAGCATCTCGGGCGCCCACGGTGCGGCCGCGACACGGTCGAGCAGCGGGTCAATCCATCGCACGAGCTCAGTCAGCGCCGCAGGGACACGGATGCCGACCGGCTCTGCCTCCACGAGGTATGCCTCGCCGGTTTCCGCGTCGATCTTGCGACCAGGAGCAGACCACCACAGGCCGGACGGCCGAGGAGCCTCCACGCCGATATGCTCGCCTGCCTGGATACACCACGAGGCCAGCGCCGCCGCGAGCTCGTCGGCAGCTGCTCGCGGCTGCGGGGGCCGCGAGGGCGAGCCA